TTGGTAAGCTCACTTGACCCTATCCCGGCGTAGGCGAGATCGTAGAGGATCGTAGACCCCTGCCCCTCCTTGGGTGGCTTGGGGGTGTGATGCATTACCATCCATGTCACACCCGTCGCCACACTGATCGGGTTTAGGCAATGCCGCAGGAACATGGTCATGTTCTCTTGGGCAAGCGCATCCCCGCCCATGAAGGACAGGAGCGGATCGATCCAGCATAGGTCGGGACGGTGCAGCCCGATGAGGGACGCAGCCATCTTGGCGAACTCCGGTCCCGTCTTGGTACAGTCGCGGACGATGACCACGTTATCCAGAATCTGCTTGGTCTCATCCTCGTTCAGGTTGAGCGTACCCTTGAGGTGGCGCAGCACGCCTTGAGCCATTTCCGCCACGTCGCCCAGATCGTTCTCGGCTTGGATGAGTAGCGACCGCAGCGGCTTCTTGGGCGAGATGCCAAGGAAGCTTCTGCCTAGCGCCCACGTCATCATGGCCTGCAAGCACAGCGTTGACTTGCCCAAGCCCGATCCGCCAACCCACAGGCACGACCCGCCCTTGCATAACCAGCGGTTGCCGAGCAGGCAGTCGTTGTCCGAGCCGGCATCGAAGTTGAGGATGTCATCCCACGGCGTTGGCTGCGGAAGATTCATGGTCTCCATGTGTGCCTTCCACTCGCTCCACCCAGACCTGCCCGTATTGGATGCGAGCAGCGCCTGATGGCCGTTCTTCAGTTTGCGCGGCGCCCCGGGGAGGCGGGACAGTCTGGACGCATCCTTGTTCTTGGGATCGATATCGAACTGCGACATCTTGGAGTACAGGTAGGCAACGCGCTCGGCATACTCCTGCGCGTTCTTGGCGTCCACCTTGACCCAAGCATGCACCGATCGGTGGCCTGAATGGATGATGACCGAGCAGGGCAACTCGAGCGTGTTGACGATCGCCCACTGCTCTTCCATGGTACCGCTATCAAACTCAATCAGGGCGTGCCTGAAATCCTTTACATCCTCTGCCTTGCGGGACTCGCCCACGGGATTGATGCATACGTACGCACCGACGTACGCATCCGGTAGCTCGACCCCGGCATGGAACTTATGCAGCCACTCCTCCCGGGTCATGATGGTTCCCTTGCCGTTGGGGCGCTCGCCATCCTCATGCCCGACCGCGCCCACGATGCAGATCCGTTCCCCCTCCTTGAATGCGGTCAACAGAAACTTGCGGACATCATCGGAGTTGTCCGAAGGCTTGGGGCAAGGCTCAATCTCGATCTTGAGCGGCTTGAATGGATTGATATAACTATGCGGCGTGATCGGCTGGCGGGCGCTACGCCTGAATGCCGACGTGATCGCGGCCCGGATCTCGCTCTCCTTCAGCCCGCTTGACTCGGCCGCAGGCGACAGCTTCGCCATCGCCTCGGCCTCGGTGCCGCCAGCGTCCCTGATTTGTTGTGCGGCGAGGAATAGCTCTTGGTTACGTTCGCCTTCCTGCGCCCCGTTACGGATGAATTGCTCTGTTCTGCTCGGTAGTTTCATTTGTGTTTCCTTTCTTTATTGGTTTCTTCGACATCATGTGTGCGTTCGTTTACATGTCATTTGAAAAGCATGCCGGTGATTCAAGGGGTGAACACACCTTCAGGAGGACAACCCGTCGCAGGATCTCCCTGCGCACCACTCCGGCATTAAATTATCCATTCAACTCCACCGCCTTCTTGGCCGCATCGACGATGTCTTGGGCGTTGATATGACGCAGCGCGTTACACCAGTATTGCGTACCCTTGGTCTTGTTGGTCGCGTCCTTGCACATCTGCTGCGGCAAGCCCGCATGTGGACGGCACGGGCTATGCGGGCAGGTGTCAGGCTTGAACACCGACACGTTGCGCGGGTAGTAGGTCATACGATCATCAGGATGGTAGCTGCCCCATAAGGACACACAAGGCGTGTCCAAGCCGGCAGCGACGTGGTTGATCGAACTGTCCGGCGCCACGACGAAATCCGCATTGCTCACGATCGGGAACAGCGAGCGGAACTGCTTGGTTGAATTGAAAAGGTCGATCACTCTTGGATGGTCTACCTTAAAATTGTTTGAGTTGTCTAGCCCAATAATCACCGCCTTGTGATTGGGGAAAGCCTCGAGCAATGCCAGCACGGCTTCCTGTCCCTGCTTGGGCGGGTAGGTTCGGGTAGGCCCGGAACTGCTGACGTGGTAGGCGAAGAAGTCTCCCTTGATCGGCCACTTGCCCATCTCGATCAATTCCTTGTGGTCCGGCTCGATCAAGTACAGGTGCGGCCGCTTATACTTTGGATCAACGTCGCCGGCATTCATCCAAGTGTAGATGCGGTCATAACAGTTGCCCGGGCCTGTACCAAGCTTGGTGTTTCCAACCTGACCGCTGAACAGGTCGTCGGTCGGTACGTGCGCGTCATACGAATCCCACGCCTCAAGCGTTGCCGGAAGTGGAAGAAGTCTGGCGCCTAGTCCTGCATATAGGGCTAGGTTGCGCGCGGGTGCGTATACGTCCACCACGCCACCAGACTCCTGTACAAGATAATGCACGATCGCGGTGGTGATGACTGCGTCACCGATCGCCCCGGCACGGTACACGGCGGTTGCCCCTCCGGTCGAGCGGCCCGGGTAGTACGGCTTGATCTTATGCGGACACGGCACCGACGTCTTGAATAGCTCGCCCGTCAGTTCGTCGGGCAACATATAGGTTGTGCGCGGCCAGAGGTTATTGTCATCGATGCGATGAACACCGGGTGTTTCGTTCTTCCATAATTTCATGGCTTGATATCCTCCCTAAACGTATTTAGCCCGCCAGTTGTTTTTCTGGGCATACTGGACCGAGCGCCTGTCGCACTTCCAAGCACGGGCAATCGCGCTGATGCTCATGCCCATGAGGTGCTGCTGCTGCCATACGGCGTAGCGACGGGCTACGGTTTCTGGAAGCTTGTTGCCCTTGACTGATCTGTCCACCTTGAGGTCGTCGGGTATGACCGGCGCATCCGGCTTGCCATTGACCGCAAGCATGATGTCCTCAAGGCGTTTCCTTGTGACAAATAATTCCTGCTTGATGGCGACCAGCGTGGCCTCCATCACGGTTAGCCTCTCAGCTAGAACCTGTTCGCTTTCTTTCGTGTTCATCTCTTTGGATTTCCTTTGCTATGAGGAGCGACGCATCCACCTGCGCGATGATCGCCCTTAGTTTGTTTATCATCAGGTGGTCCGCCTCATCCCTGCGCTTCACAAGCTTGCGCCGGGATGAGGACAGCATGTCCACCAACCAATCGATCTTCTGGCTCAAGACGTGCGGATGCGAAAGGTTTTCGGATACCGCCGGCTCGGCTTGCTTTTCCCTGCGGCGGATAGCGCGATCGCCAACACCTGACTACGGGATCGCGGCTTGCCGCCGGCACCCCGGGCGCTGCCCTTCTTGCGGTTGTCCGCCATCAGTTCCTTGATGTTCTTACCTACGTTCTTACCTAGTGGCATGGCCTACCTCCTTATGCTGTTTCTTCCCCCACGACCCCGTCGAACGGTTGTTCTTCGGCGTGGAAGGTTTTCGTTTGTACCCTAAGCCATGTGGGTTTGGCAAGGGAATTCTTTCCGGTGAAAGACGCCTCCTTGAACATGACGTTGTTCCCCGGGACGCAAGTGATGCGGCCGTTGGCAAGCTCGATGAAGTGATGCGACTTTGTTTGGCTAGGCTCCATGCTATAAGCGTCACCATAAGGCTCGGCCGTGAACATGTACGATCCCTGCATCCAAACCTGCCGTGACGCCAGCCACACCTGACAGTCCAGTTCGCGCAGGTAGTCATACTCGATCGTGGTGAAGTTCCAGCCGAAACAATCCCAGCGTTGCGCGTCGCCCAAGGTCCACGGCTCTTCCGTTCCGCCCGGGAATGCGAGCGCATGCAGGGGCAGCCCACGGTACAGGGCGCCGCACTTGAGCATGACGGTGCATCCCCAAGCCCGGTGCGGCACCGAGTATAACCCGAACCAGACCGCATCCTCCCATCCCTGCTCCTTACCCTGAGAGCAGAATTGGCGGTCCACCATGACGTACTGATGGCGCGGTAGGTTTGAGGCGAAGGTCATTTGCGGTCCATCCACATTGCCAATAGCGCAACGCCAATGGCGAACATAAGCATTTCGTTTGGTCCTATATCAATCATGTAGTTTTAACTCCGATAGGGGTTTGAGATTGGCGTGCGGCACAAAGAAGCAAGGCGGGTGTTGGCTGAACCTGTACTCATCCTTCTTGCCATCCTCGGCGTGAATCCATCCATGAATCGTATAGTCCGGGCAGCGGCCGGATACCGACACAACGATCCCGGTGTCGTCCGGTCGTATCTTGAGATCCTTCCGGCTCGACCACCGTACCTCTAGGTTGGTGTTTTCGATGTCAGGCACATGAAACGTGTTGACCCCGAATCCCCAATAGATCCCCAGCGTTTTGGCAACCGCAAGCTCGGCGTGTGCGGCCTCGATATGATATCCCCATAGCTCGCCAACCACCTTCTCGGGGAATCTGGGGTTACGGCGCATATAGCTCGCTTCCGCATTCCTGCGCATGCCAACGTATCCTGCGACCAGAATCTCGTTGGCGGTGAGCGTGACGTTTATCTCCATGCCGGCCCCGTGATCCATGCCACCAGCGCCCAGCGCGTACCGAGCAGTGGTGCCTTGGCCTTATGCTTAATCCAAGATGGGAAGAAGTTTGCCGACCCCTGATGCGTCGACTTTTCTACGCCATGCCAATCCGCCTCGACGCATAGCCCGCCGCCGACGTAATCCTCCGGCCGGGACAGGTTCACTACGCATGTCATCTTGCGGTCGCTGCCGTCGTAGGTATCGAAATGCCATTTGAACTTCTGGAGCGGCCTGTACCTAAGCACCTGCAACTGCTGCATGTCCGATATGTCGAACCTGTAGTGTTCATTGTTAACCTCGGATACAACCGCTGCCAGATAATTATATACCCACTGGAAGTGCGGCGACTTGGGCAACCAGCATGACGCGCAGGTGCGGGTGCGGCTTGTCACGCGGCTGCCGTCCTTGGCAAGCACGGGCGCCCGGGTCATGCCGATGATCTCGGCGTCTCGGATAATCATCTCGCACTGCGAGCGGGTGAATACTTCTGGGACCGTTACGGCCGTCAGGATCTTTTGCTTAAACGCTGCTTCTTGATTTGTGGTGTGCATTTCTTGTCTCCTTTTGCAAATGCCTCAATCGCCTTCCTCATGGCGTATGCGGCAAGCTCCTGTCTGTCATACTTGATTTGATTGAAGCCGATATGCGCGAGCCTGTCTATTGTCTGGTCGTCCATGTCGAGATCAAGCTCGACCATGCTTACCTTGCGCTCACCCAGAATCTTTACCTGTCCCAATTTTGCCACTGTGTCCGCTCCTCCCTGATCCTGTCAAATAGCCATAGGATAAACCCCACCGCACCGGCAATGATGGATAGGACTACCGCAAACATAATAATAATTGCGGCCACGTTTACCGACATCTCGAGTATGGTTTTAATTAGTTCCATGATTCTTCTTTATTACACGATTGAGGGTTGCTTGGTCAATATCTATCCCGGCCACCTTGCACCAGAACAGGATCACGCCATTAGAGAAATCGTCCACAAGCTTCCTGACAGACTCAACTCGGCGGTAGCAATTGCAGTCCCTGACGTTCTTGCTTCTTGCACCTGTCGGTTGTATCCCATTCAGGATGCCTCGTCTCTGTAGCATCCTTATGTCGTCGATTGCGCGGATGACTATTTCCCCGGCAAGCTGCTGGATTCTTGCGTCGTAATCCCCCGATGTTAATTGCGTCGAGACCATTTCTTTTTGTTCTTTCCTGAGCGGTCCTGACACCAAACCGCATACATGTTCCATAATTCTGCCGCATCCCTAGCGGCATCCTTTGTGTCAAACTCGTCATCGATCGGTGGCAATCCGTTTGGCGGTACCGCGCCCCATAGTCTTGGGCCTATCGGTTTGCCCATCATAGTCTCAAGCTTGTACTTGCCGTTTGCCTGAACAACTCGCACCGGTGTCATCGTATCTCTTCCTCAAGCTTCTTAATGTCCGACTCAATCTGCGTCCTAAGCTTGCTCATATCGTTCGATTGTCCGGCGTAGTGAATCATGTATGCGTCATGGTAACGATTGAGACCGAAGTGCTGCTCGACGCTGGTCATGCAGTTGTAGACCGGGTCAAGTTCCTGAAGGTCCAGATCGCACAGATGCGCCATGATGTTCATCCATGTCTGCTCGGCAAAGTGATTGGGAAACAATCCGATGGGCGGCTGGGCGAAGATCCCGGCAACTTCTTTTGTCGCCACAAAGACCCCGGTGTTGACATAGAATCGCGGGTCGATCTTGTAACCAAAAGCTTTCGCTAGGGCAGCCATCCCCGGTTTTCGGTCGAGATATGACCCCTCGTCGAAAGCGCAGAACTTCTCGACATCCTTGGAGATATCCGGGCAGTCCAGCGCAACCAGCACATCAGCATCAAGGAAGGTGACGACATCGTAGCCCTTGGTCGTCATCAGGTGCGGGATAATCAGCTTGCTGTACTGCACCGGATGCGCCAGCGGCTTCTCGATGGAGATGAAGTCCTGTTCGTGCCTGCGGCAATACTCCTCCATGCGCGGCTTGGTAAGCTTGAGAACCTCCAGCCAATCGTCACCTAAAGCCTGAGTAAGTACGACCTTCTTCATACCATCTCGCAAAGCTGGTAGTCAGCTTCTTCCAGCAGGAGTTGCGTCGCAAACTCCTTAAGATTCTCATCATCCTTAATCTGTTTGCCGTCGATCATGACTTCGATCCTAGATAGATCTATGTCATAAGGCACGTCGGCCATATAATGTTCACGGTGGCCCTGCGGCCCGATGTCAACCCGGTGAGTCTTGTAGATCACGTCTGCAAAAGCCGTGGCCTCCTTGCCTCCCCAGATAAATGTTACGGTTATGTCCTCCAGTTTCTTCATAGTCTTGGTACCTCTTTCTTTACTTGCGCCCAAGTAAACAACGCGCGGACCAATGCCCTCTCGAGATGATCCGCTGCTGTTTCCCCGTTATTGTCCGGGCAAGGCGTTGACTTCTGCAACTGCAACATGGCTGTGGACAAGTGACGCATAGCGCGACCTATATGGTAATCATGCACCGGCTTGTCAACATTAAACCACTCTCCATAGGCGGATTTCTCCGAGCCTTTGCCCATAACCCGCCATACAATATCCTCTGCTGCTTTGCCAAGTTCTTCAATGGTGGGTGGTGTCATAGTTTCATCCCCGGTGGTGTGTATTGCTTTACCCAAGCCCATACTTTGAGTAAAGCAGAAAATGCTTGGTAGGCTTCGCAAATCTCCCGCTCGTCCCAGACCCTTGTGACAATCTTCTCTGGATCATTCGCGGCCAATACAATCGAAACGCAACCAACGCTGGTATCGCCCCACGCCATCCTGTACGCCGCCAACTGCGCAACGTCCGTCTCAAAAAACGGCTCATAGCGATCGTTGACCTTGCGGTTCTTTAGATCGATGATGCAGGTGCCGACACCATTAAGATCCACCAGCGCATCGCACCTGCCGGCATACCCCGCCCCGACCAGCGCACGCTCGCACCAGTGCGTCTTGGTCACATTCTCGGCCGCCCACTCTTTGAATGTTTTGATATAGGGCGCCATCCGCTCATCCTTGGAAGTCTCCTGACCCATAAGAATCTTTTCCATTTCCTCATGCATGCGGGTGCCATGCTCGGCCGCCTTGGTGGTCTGCTCCTTGGACGCCTTGATCACTCGCTTGGCGTAGCTCTCTAGCGATTCGTCCGGCTCCCTAGCGATATTGATGGACGCCAGCAGCACCTGCTCCATCTGCCAGTTGGTAAGCTGCGGTTTTGCCATCGCCGCCAGCACCGACGTCACGCTCGGGTAAAGCCCAAGCTTCCTTGCGTCGCCGACGGTTGTGTTGCGCTCCAGACCGGTCTTGCCAATGATTACATGAGCCGACTTGCCCTCGGCATTATACCAATGACCCGCTTGGTCCGTGAAGACCAAGCGGGTTTGGTTTGGCTCTTTCTGTGAAAAAGTAAGAGCCACTAGATTAGAACGGCATCTTTTCGCCGTTTACATCGGTCGCTTTCGCAACCGGTGCATTGCCGGCAAACTCCCGGGACTCGCGGATTTTGCCCTGCAACCATTCCGGCAACTTGGAAAAGTCACCGGACTCGCCTTGCTCGATCTCGTAATACACATGCTCGTTCTGCGTCTCCGACGGCGCCTTCATGCCCTTGGGCAATTTGGAAGCACCGGCAATGGCGCAGTAATTCCTGCCCTGCTGGCTTGTCTTGTGGACAAGGGTCAGCATGGCCGGCTTGCCAAGCAGGTTCTTGAGGCTAAACGCCTGAAGTTCCTTGGCGGTAAACGCCTGACCGCGCCACTGCTCCAGAAGCTTGCGAAGGCTTGCGCGTTCGCCAAGCGACCGGGTCTGCTCGATGGATACGATCATCGGCTTGGTCACTTTCGTGGTCTTGCCGTTCTCGGTAACCTCGCCCTCGAGAACCTGATCAGGAAGCTCAAAGGTTAGGCGGACCTTGGGGGACCACTTCTCCTCGCCATCCCAATTGGTTTTCTGGTGACCAAGGTCGACCAAGCTGAATAGAATGCCGACCGTGGCTCCCGCCTCCGGTAACTGACGTTCCGAGTTTTTTGATTCTGCGCTGATGGTTAGTGCCATGTTATACTGTCCTTTCTATTGTATTTTGTTTGGGTTTATTGGGGTTGAAGGTATTACAAATCCCTGTGCCACGGTAGTTGCTACAGGATGGGTAGCCACCACGTCAACAACAAAATTGGGTGGCGCGATGTGACGTGCGATCTCGCAAATATCATCGGCTTCGACAATGGCAAGCCATTTCTTCTCTCCGTTGCGGCGGAAGAACACTGCCGGGATCTTGCCCTCCGGCGCATCGCCCTTGGCCTGCACCATCCACTGCTCCGGCTTAATCTGCTGGCAGCGCTTTACTTCGCAGTGAAATGGGAAGTTCGCACAGACCACATCCCCAGAACCGCCCTCGGGATCGCCGGCATACTGTTGCGTCCTGCGAGCCTTCTGCCATCCCTGCTCCCGCAGGTATGAGGCGAACTCCCGCTCGCCGGCCGCCCCCTTACGTCGTGAATTTATTTTTCCCATATGGACTCCATTAATGTTAGGTTGATGTCTCCGTTCTGGTCTGTGTCAAAATTGATATAGGCGTTGGGGTGTTTGGTGGTAAATTTGACCGCCTCCTCGAAAGCCCTGCTTGTTATGGTGATCGACCTTGACTCGTTGTCCAAGCACATGGACATCACGATCATGTTGAGCATGGATATAAGGTCGCTCTTCCGCATCGCGGAAAGGTCGGAAATCTCTTTGCCCTCCATCCCGGGGACTATGCCAGCCGGGGGGCGTTTATGTCAACGACTTTTTTTAAGCCCAGAATCTTCGTCGAAACACTGTAAAAGGCCCGCCCCGGTCATCTTCTTGGCTATATGCGGGTGCTGCCTTAGCCATTCCGCCGCCTGCTCCACCGAGCTACAATGAGCGACCTTGTCCTCGAACAAGCGCCAAGCCTGCTTGGGTGTCAGAGATCGTTTATGATGCGCCATGAGGAGCCGGTCTTTGGGTGGCATTTCTTCGTCTTCGTGCTGCACTCTTTTGTCTTAAAAATCCAATACAAATCAGCGTCGAGCGCGTAGCAGATGATGTAGTCAACATCGCTTTCCGAGTATCGTTTTTTCGCAAAGCACCCCGTGCCGGTGCAGAATCGGTAGAACACCCTGTTGAGCTCGGTGCCTTGCGTTGACTTCACCTGTATGCGAAAGAAGTTCCCGTTCTTCTCGGCCACAAGGTCATACCCCGAGAAATCCTCGACAGGGGTAAGCACGTTGTAGCCGTTGCGGAACAATGCCGCGATGACCTTGGCGACACCGACCGCCCCAATCTGCCTGTTCCCAAGCCTCATTTCTTTTGTTGACTCCATTTCATTTTTTTATATTCTAGCCCTAATGAAAGCAACCTTAATTCTACTGTTAACAACCTCGGCATTATTCGCATGGGACGGCGAGGAGGAGTCCAACCGTCTCCTCGCCGAGACCAAAGCTAAAACCGAGGCGCTCTACGAAAGCCGCAGAAAGTCGGAAGAAATTACAGCGAACTTCACCGGGTCCATGGTCGGCGGGAACGGCGCCACCCTGAGCCGCAATACCGCAATAACAGGAGACGGCCAATATGTTTCCTTTGATGGTAAGGGTTTCGCTACAACTGGAAAATACTACGGGCATAGCAGGAATCAGAATTGGGGTAACGCTGAATACGTTGTTAGGTCGGGCAGCATGTACTACGGGTCATCCTTGGTATGGCAAACTCAGGGGGCATTCTTCAGGCTTAACGATGCCAAGCCGTCCTATGTGGTTACTTCGCCCGGGGTATCCGCTTCTATGCGGAAGCCCTGAACTGCCCGAAGGCAGCATTGCGATTCATAACCCGGTTTTCTAGCCCCGGGTAAAACTTCTCGCGCCTTGCGTCCTTTGCCTTTAGTTGGCGCTCGTAATTCAACTGCTCGAGGCTTACCCTGCGCATAAGGTCAGCGGGGTTTTCCTGTTTCAACTTGTCAAGCGTTACGGGACCAAGCACGCCGTCGTCCTTTAATCCCATTGCCCTCTGGAGAAACTTAACCGATCCCGTCGGACCGCGATTAAAGGCTAGATCCTGAAAGAAAGGCCGGTAGGTTTCTGGCAACTTGGATGTAACCGGCTCAGTATATTTCACGATATAATTAAGCGCATAAGCCTCGCGCTCTTCCGGCGGCAGATCGCGCAAAGTCTTTGCGGCCTCGGGATGATACTTGTCGTTGATCCCGGCCACCTCGTAAGTCCCGCCCATGTCTCCGCTCGGCAGAGGGTAAACGGCTAGATTGCCCTGCTTGTCGCGGCGAGCCTCCCAATTAAGGGTCTTCTTGGCGGCGTCGAAAAGACTGCCGGAGAACACGCCACCACCGGCGTCAGGCATCTTGGGGCCAACAAACGACGGCGAGGATTCGATCGAGCTTCTTATTTGTCTTTGCATAATGTCTCCTTCCAGATCCTTAAACCTTGCAGCAGACCGCATTCTCTCTGCGATGTCAACCTTTTGCTGTGCCTTCTCCCCGCCGGCCCAACTACCACTCGCCATGTCCGAGAAACCAAAATACTTCTTGCCAACCTCATCCCTGATAGCGTCGTTGGTAACCCTTTCGTCAATCTTTTTGGGCAGCCTCGATGACAGTTGTGGGGCGGCCATTATCGTCCCTCCACGTCTCGCCTGACCATCTCCTGTTTAAGTTCTTCCGCGAAGGCGGCCATGTCAGGGTCATCTGTATCGCTCGCAATGGTAGACAGCGCACCGATAACACCTGATGCTCTGGAAATTGGTTTATCGATATTTCCTGCCAACCATTCAACAAATTTAGGATTTGTATAAAGTCTTGCGGCCTGCCTTGCCCCAACAAGAGTACCAATTACACCACTGGCAAAGCCAAACTTGCCTGCTGCTACACCACCCCCAACGGCCATTGCAGAACCAATAGCTCCGCCAGCAGCCGCCGTACCCGGAGGATTGGCGAGAACCTGAGAAGCCTTGTCGATCTTGTCTGCGACAGTCGCAATCTTCTGTAAATCCTGCTGGAACTTGCTGCCAAAGCGACCGAACAGCACCTGCCTAGATGCCTTGTCTAGCTTATTATAATTAGTAAGGAAAGTTCGGCTGCTGAATAATTCGCCGGTTTCGTCTTGCATCCCCGGAGCAACTCGACCCATGCGATTGACGAAGGCGGAAACCACGGCCTTTTGGTCATCCTTCGGAATTGAGCGCAGCATCGCGGTAAGTTTTGTCGGGCCTTCGGCAGCATTGCTAAGGATATTGCGATAAATTTCGTCCGGGTTGTTACGGCTAAGGGTATCCTGAACCATATCCATTCGGTCGTGAAATGCGCGGGTAAAGTTATTTGCCCTATCAAATGCTTGCTTTGTTTTATCGAAGCCAGAAACGGCCGAATCAAAGTCTTCCGAAAGCGCCTTGTATAGCGCCTTAACCTGCGCCCGGGGAAAATCTGGCGTGAGATCAACGTTTGAAAGTTTCTCTCCGGCCCAAGCCCTAAGATCGCGCATGGTCGAAAGAGGTATTTCGCCCAGCTCGTTTTTCCCGCCTGCAATCGCGTCTTGTATCGACATTAACTGCTTATTGCCAAGCTCGGTCCTAAGCTCTGGTGTATCCCTAAATCTTTGAAGCACGTCATCAAGTGCTTGCTGCGTGCGAGTAGGTTGTATGCGCACAAGAGCCGGAGGTATTAGTGAATCTGCCTTATCGTAAAGCGCCTTTTGAGTAGCCCTTGCGCGTGGCACAAAAACCTCCGTGAATCCCTTCTTGGCTCCACGACCAACAATATAAGGCTCTTTAACCCTTGAGATTTGACCGCGAAGTTCTTGCACCCTTTCACCAATTTCCTGTTGTTGCGTGAATGCTTTTTCACGCATTGTAGCGAATGCGCTTGGGAATCTTCCTGCGGTGCTTTCAAGTTGTTGGATGTTTGCGGAACCTGTCATTTGACCAACAGAAGGAGTAGTCCCTGCCGCCCTGAATTCGCCAAGAGTTTTCGCGAGTTCCTCCTGAGACTTGCCGCCCCTAAATAATCTGATCGTTGCGGCCCGAGTAGGCTCTGTTGCACCGGCCAAAGATATCGCCGGAACAAGCGACTTGCTAACGCCAAATTCTGCGGCTTTTCTGCCAACTTCCGCCATGCGTGCGGCCGATCCCGGGGCTAATCCTCCTGCAAGTGTCGCAACCGTCTGCCCAACAGGACCGGCGCCCTGCTCTTCCGCAATCGCTCCTGCGGCTGCTCCCGAAGCAGCCGAAGCGCCCTGAACTACCGGAGAACGGGCAAGCTCCTGACCAACTGCACGAAGAGCGGGGCTTTTAGCTGCTGCTGTAAGCATGCGTCCAGCCTGTACCCCCGGGATGGCTGCGGTCGCACCCTGAATTACCCTTTCCTGCAAGCGCTCTGCGCCAGTTTCAGGCTTAGGCAATCCAATAGCGTTTTTAGCTTCTTCCAGAATATCGTTAACGCTTCTTGCGTTTGGATCTCCGCTAAGAGCCTTGTAAATTTCTGATCCAATGTTTGTGATGAGACCCGCAACTCCACCCGCCTGTGCGCCAGCACCCGGCGCACGCATCGGAAGACCTGCAAGCGCACCGGCCGCCATCCCGACAGTTTCAGGGGTTGCGGCAGCCCTTCCAATCAGGGCCAATTCCCTGCCTACGGTTTGCGCAAAAGAACGATCCTTTTGGCCGTCGATCGGCTCAGATCCGGCCTTGGATTCCCTTAACTTAATCTCTTCTTCGCTTAGTGGTTTAAACGCCATCTTACGGCTCCAGTGTTCCCATTACTCCACCGATATTAACCAAATCACCGTCTTTGTATCCGGCCGCTCTGGCTGCCTCTTCGCTATCAAATGATGGCATTGCAGGCGCACGTCTTGTTTCGCCGGCGGCCTCTGGGGCGGCAAGAGTTATTTTCGGTCCGGCAACGTCGATATCTTCTGGGTCGGAGTATGCGTCAAACACTGGTTGCAGGCTGTTTACATTAAATCCAGCAGCCCTTGCCCTTGTGGTAAAGTCGCGCTTTACAACTCGGCTAAGTTCGATAAGCCTGTCTCTTGAGGCAAAGTTAATAAAGTCGGTCGGGTTGGCAACGGCTGCCTGCAAGAATTCGCGCTCTGCATCGCTCAACTGACCGCCACCGGTAAGAGGAACGCGCAAGCTTGCGACGAGAGGAGTTCTGATCAGATCAGCGCGACGCTGTACGCGCAACAATGCTTGGCCCTGAAGATTGGACGGAAGTTCTCGCTTGATCCTGTCGGCTTCATCTCCAAGCGCAAGCAGGGCGTTGATTTGGCTTACCGAGTTAACCATCCCTGCGGTTCTTTCGCGCATGTCCTTTGCGATTGCCGTGTCTGGCGCGAATCCATCTAGCCCACGAACCTTTAGCGTATTATCAAGCTCGCGCTTGGTTTGGAGGTTAAACCAAGGCTTGATTTCCTTGGCGGCCGCCGCCTTGGCAGAAGCCTCTTCCGGCGTGCGCGAATTCTTAATGTCCGCGTCAAGGTCGCCAAGCAACTTGGTCGTCTCCTGATAACGCCTTTTGGCTACCGAGGTTGTATCGCTTGCCGGAGCGGAGCCGTAGAATTCCCCAAGATTAACCGATCCCTCAAGACCCTCGCGCTGCTTGCGAATTGCCTCAAGCTCGCCGCCAATACGCGCCACACGGGCGCGGGCTAAATCCTGCTGTTCGAGCAACTGTTGCCCGGTTGAGATCGCAAGATCCTCCGGCATGACCGGGCCAGCAGAACCGGCCGGTAACGGAGTTGCAGCAGCCCGAACATTGGCAGCGCGTGTTCCTAGCCTTTCGGCCAGACCGCGCTGCGATGCCAAATCCTGCTCAACTTCCAAAGACCTTTGCGCAAGCTCGCCTGCGCGTTGGATTTGATACTCGGGGTCTTTGCGACGCGCCTCCATAAGATTAAGCGCAGCCTGCTCCCTTTCGAGCATGTCTTTTTCTAGCTCTGCCTGCTTCCTAGCCTTATACGCGTCGCTCTCGTAGAGCGTAATGGGTCCGTATGAGATTCTGTCGGCCATGATATTAGGACATCTTGAACGGCGTCAGCATGCTACCAATACCAGAAGCAACCTGCCCGAAGGCTTGGAACGGACTTGTGTAGGTGCTGGCAATCGCACCGACCTGAGATCCATACATGCTCGCTTGCGCATTCTGCATCGTGTTATAGATGCTGGCCGCATTGCCAGCAAGCTGAACCGGAATCTCAGGGCTTGCGGTCTGATAGAACGGAACCTGATTGGCCTGCACGTTGAACTGCCCGGGTTGGGCCACGTTTGCGTTGATATAGTTCTGGAACTGCGCCTGTTGTTGGCCGATGCGCTGCTGGGCGAGGTTTGCCAAGCTTGGGCCACCCGCCAAGAAGCCGGAAGCAGCGCCAAGACGTTCGCGGGTGAGAGCATCGCGGAAGGCAAGATCGCGTTGCAAAGCGCCTCCGGTCGTTTCGCCGGAAGCTAAGAACTGCTGCGCCGCCCCGTAACGCGCAAGCTTGCGTTGTTCCCCGGCGGCACCCAACTGCGCCGCTTCCTGCACTGCCGGTCCAAGGCCGAAGATGTTGCCACGGGCGGTCTGGGCGGCACGCACGGCCTGTTCGTATCCACGCCTTTCCTCGGCTCCCAAGGTCGAGCCAAGGCGAAGCTGGTTAAGTGCTTCCTGCTCGATAGTGTTGCGTAGTTGCTCGGTCTGCGGAGTCGTCGTCGCAGGCAACTCTTCCGTCGCAAGCTGACGATAGCGTTGTCCGAGACCAACTGCGGTCTTGTAGGATTCTGGGTCGATTTGCCTGAGTTGTTCGCCAGCGCGCTCTTCGGGCAGCTTGACAAATTCGCGGAAGGACGTGATTTCTTTCAGGCCATCTTCGCTATCAGCGGTGATAGGCTTGTAATTCTTTACCTGCTCGCTCGCCTTGGTAACCGCACCCTGCACGCTGGCAAGGTCTGATTTTAACTGGTCGATGGAAACCTTGGCGGACGTACGTCGAGGATCGCCTGACGGCAAACCAGCCAGCAATTCTTCTGAGGCCGCAAGCCGACTTTGAATGCCGGCGATCTGGGCGGTTCCGTCTTCGACAATGCGGTTCAGCCGGCCGAGGCGGGTAGAATTGTAGTCGTCCAAAATCTGTTGGTCGGAGACTTGGAAGTTAAGTTTCGTTCCAAGATCGGAAGCGCCGTAGTTCCTGCCAGAGCTAAGTTGAGTAAGTGCTTGGTTCAAGTCTGTTCCTCCACCGCGACGCACCCCTCCGGTAAGGCCAGCGATTTGGTCTGCAAGTGTATTATACTGCCCCTCTCGGTTTGCGAGATCCGCCAGCTGTTGTTCGTAAGTTTCCCTTAATTTTGCACTCTGCTGGTTTTGTTGTTTTGATGCAGCATTCTGTGCCTCTAAAAGCGTCTTAAATACATTATCGCCCTTAACGGCTTTTTTGTATGCATTTACGGAAGGAGTTGATGCCGCATAGCCAAGAGTATAATTTCTTGACCCTCCGTTTCGCTCTGGAGGGGTTATAGTCTCAACCGTTCCATCGTCGTTTAATTTATATCTTACAAGAGAGTTCATGGCGTTTATCTCTCGCTCTCTTGGCGTGGGACCGTATTTGCCTATCGCTGCCATACTAAATCTCGCCCTTCTTGTATTTTTCCGTGGTAATCTTCTTCGCCGCCTCGTTCCTTGCGATCACATCTTCAATATTCGTGCTGAACGCAGGCGCTCCGATGGCAGGAGTAATTCCCGGTGTGTAGCTCGCGGCAGGAACCCCTCCACCGCCCATCATAACCTGCGGTTCGACGCTTCCGTACGGAGTAGATCCATAGAGACGCTCGAACTGGCGGGTGTACTGATCGCCAAGCGCACGGTTCAGTGCAAAAGCCTGCGGGCTATATTCGTACTGCCGGCGAAGTGATTCAAGCGTACGCTGCGGTCCGTACTGGCGCTCGATTTGTAAGCCAGCCTGCACCTGAGCCAACTGGTCGGATGCCTGCAATTGACGCTCTAGCTGGCGTTGCTCGGGCTGGTACTTGATCCGAAGCGCATTTTCCAAGGCAGCGATGTCCGGCGCCTTTTCAATGTAGGTTTCGAGCGAGGAACGATAAAATAGCGCATTAGCCTGCGCCGACTTCATGGGGTCGGGAGGGGGAGGAGGCGCCGGGATGGATGGTCCGCCGCCCATTAGCTTAGTGCCTTTCGCATAAAATTGTAGTAGTCGTACTCCTTGTATGTACCGTTGCGCTTAAAGGTGATCCTCCTGCGCGGACCGAATCTATCCCAAAGTATACTCAGCAGGCATTTGAGAGCCTTGCGGCTCAGGGGGTTAGTTTTACCATCAATTGAGCATACGGTCAAGTCAACGAATACACTCTCTCCCGCTTCGTCATGTTCATAAGGCTCAGGGGCTTCCATGCCCTTAATGCACCTAGCAATGGCTACCCCAGCCACCTCATCCCCATCCTTGGCTACACCTACCAAACCACGCTCGGAATGCCAGTTAAACCACTCCCTAAAGTTGGGCCACATTGACTCCGGCACGCCGGAAGCCTCGATAAACTCTACCGCCGTCATGAAATGTTCTTCTGAACCTCTATAGTGTCTGGGTTGGCCGCAGCCGTGATTTGGCGGATGGCGAGTTTATTTGCCGCGCTTGTAATCTTGATATTCAGAAGGCGCCATTTTTGGTATGCCCTGAGATCGCTGGCAATCCTCTTCTTTACCGAAGATGGCAACACTGCCGGCAACTGGAACTCAAGCGTTAAGGCCGCGCTGGATGGGTTTAGATTTGGCTGAACATCAATATCGCCAACGTCTATATCCCGTTGAATGGAGATGGTCGTGTCGGTAGAAAATGAGTCGTCAAAAACCACCTCAAAGTGACTGCCGTGTTTCTCTGCAAACGGATCGCCAAAGTCGAAATCCTTCGTGCGGACATAGGACTGATAGCTGACTCCTGCATCCTGATAATCTGCGGAGGTGACTTGTGAAGGATTTTTATGACCGTTATATCTTAAAATCACACCATTTGTTGCCTTGCCTAAGGCACGCACGCCCTCGCCGTCAAAGTTGCTCAGGGTAAACTGCATAACCTGCGGCGACCAAGTACCTTCGAAAGCGTTTAGAACCGTATTGTACACCAAAAGCGTATCGTTGTAGTCGTTGGCCTCGGTTGGAATAGCTAGGAAGTAGCGGTTGTCATAGAACAGGGCGGACGCAATCCCAATCTCCGCCGTGTTGATTGACTGAATGACATCCTTGACCACCTCGGAAATTGGCAAGCCAACCGAGGTGAAGTCGTCGGCAGCAGACCTTACCAGCGATCTAATTCCATCATCGGCAAGGAAAAAGATGTCGGAACTAACCTGTACGGCTGTCTGCTCGGCAACGCATCCAACATTGTTTGAGATAAGCTCAACCGTCCAATCCGCCCCGGATGTAGCATCCGGCGGGATTGTGACCTGAAAGATTCGGCGTTTCTTGAAAACAATGATTCGATTCTGGTAGTACTGGACAATGGCCGTGATTTCATCGCCATCGTCAGCGTTTACAATGATTGAGTTTGACGCATCCCAAATGGAGGCATCCAAAATATCGGAAGCGTAAAGCGTGTTTCTGTATGCGCCAGAACCAACCGCAAACAGGCGGTTGCCGGTATTAATAAGCAAACGCAAGTTTTGAGGTGGCGGACTAACCGTTGCCGTTGCCGTTGCCCCGGAGCCATCGCCCACGATTGTCACCGTGGGTGTTGCCGAGTACCCAGACCCACCGTCAACCACAACCACGCCGGTAACGGCTCCTCCGGCCACCGTGGTTGTCAGCGTTGGCAAAGATCCACCCCAGCTTGGCCCGGTCACAATGGCGGTTGCGCTTGTGTAGTTCGATCCTCCGGTCGTAACCGTAATCGCCCTTACTTTGCCACCCTGCCTCTGGGCAATCTGACCATCCCAATAGAACAGGTCGCCGTTGGCGTCGGCCATATACATCTTGTCATTGAACTGCGCCATCGAAATCTTAACGTCAATGTCTTCAGAAAACCCGTCCGCCCAAAATTGCACTTCGCTTCCAAAGGTGCGGTTGACCTGACTCCAAGTTTCGTCCGGCGGGTGCAGGTCGGCGTTGCCGTTGGAGTCAATCGTGTAAAGCCTGCCCTGCGTGATTGTGACAACCTGTTCGTACTGCGCCGTGTCAAAGAAGCGAAAGCCTCCAATTGAGCCAAGCTCGCTTGTGGCCGTGGAGCAAAACGCCTCTGCGCCCAAACGAGTTTCAAGACTACCCTTGGGCGACAGGGTCATGTTGTACATCTCCTGCACCTGATTGGCAGCAAGCAGGTCTGATTGCAGACCGCTGGCTTGACCACCCGCAAAACTGCGGATGCCGTCAAACGCCAATAGGTCGTCGAGGTTGTCCGAGTAGTATGGCATTAGGAGGACGAGATTTCCTCGATGGAAAGATCGCCCAAGCTTGACGGCGTTATCTGTTTGATCCCGCCAACCTGCGAAAGCTCGTAGTTAGCCATCGCCGCAAGATCGGCGTTGGCAGTCTGCACAACGGTCTGGGCCTTGGCATACTGGCGCTCACGCTCCAGCGCGTCCGCATGGGTCAGGGAAAGAACGACCTGATGAACGTGCGGCAGGCGAAGCTCGTCGTCAAGCGCCTGAGTGGTCGGCGGAAAATCCACGACAATGTTTGTGCGGGTTAGGCATTTCAGCTTCTCCACCACGCGCAGGCTTATCGTCCCAGCAGTTTCCAATCGCGGATACAGATCAAGCTGTGCAATTCCGCTAGTATTTCTACCAGTAAAGTGATACAGCACCGGAGTACCCGTGCGGGTGTCTTCGAGCAGATCAGCGTCTTGACTGATGATGGTGGCAAGGTCGATGGGTTCAACTTCGGATTGGTCATAGGATACGGAGAGCGGAGTCTCCACGTTGGTTCCAAGCGTGATGGTACGGTTGGTTCCAACCGAATAGGTAGAACTTGTGACAGTCTCGCGCCACGGGGCAAAGTTCCAGACCCGGCGGTAAGCCAAGCTTGCGGCTTTCTGGAGGAAGGTCAGCGTTTCGGAGTCGGTCTTTCCGACCTTCTCACCGGCGTATTGGGCTATTTCAGACAGGGTCATTTACTGGCTCCTCGGGTTGCGGGATCGGCTCGGTGTTAAAACGCTCGTACACCTCGCCATCCACCTCCTCAGTATACGCGCCTGTGACCCTTTCGCCAGCGGGTACGCTGGCTGGGTGGTAGGGCTTGACCCCTATCTGGGCAAGCTGTTCCTTGCTCCAGCACCAGAAGATGCTGGCCGGATGGTTGACATCGCCGATGCGGATGCCTTGGGGTTGGCGGATGATGTTATTGGTTGATGTGATCCACATATGGTCTCCTATCTTGCTCTGGCGTATTTGAAGGGTGATTCGGCGAAGGCTGCGAAGATGTAGGTTCCGCCGCTTGCGTTATTATCTGCTGATGAATCCCTAAGCTTAACTCCATTTGAATTTATATCCATGACAGAACCAGAAAACTCTGCATTTGATAGATGCGGGAATAAAGCTTTGCCGGAAAGATTGAATGTATCTCTTGCTGTATCAAGAATGTTCCAAGCCCCGGTTGTATTATATCTTTTCCATAAAAAAAATCTCGGCCTAAAACCACACCACACAAAAGGCCCGTCTGCCGAACCGTTGCCGGTGTAGCTTCCAAACTTGGAGTAACCTTCGATTTCGGAGAAACAGTAGGCGATCTCTGTCCAATTATTAGGGAATCCTCCGCTACCAATATAAAATACTGAAGATGTTGGAGAAGTATTTTGCCATATTAAATTATCAGTAATTGCTCCGGTTGTTGAGTTTAATACAAGATATTTATTTGCACCAGATCCCTCATGGTACACATACCAATCATTTGCGTTATTTCTTGGTTTTGTAATAATCATTTTTGGTGAAACTCCCAAGCCATGACCAACAGTTGAATTTGCACCGGTTGCAGTAAAACTCACAACACTAAACCCAGTTTGTTGATTCGCTCTAACCGTGCTGGCTATTGAGCCGGACGTGTTGGTTGAAGTGGTTGAGCCCGCATCCCAAGACCAAGCAACATATTGCGTTCCGCTTGTGTTGACCAAGCTGCTTGTGCCAATAGTGAATCCAGCAGAATCAAATGCAGTAAGACCGCTTGAGCTAGTAACCTCTACCGCAGTGCTGTTACTGGAAATTTGCGCCTGCGTTCCTCTTGTGGTGTCGTAAAGCGCGTGGTCTGTCGTCGTCCCGCGATTTTTAATCCACACCAGATCCGGGCTGAAGCCAAGGCTGGAGATGGCATTGGATGCGCCGGTGCCGGTGTAGGTCAAGGCATCCATATACTTATTCGGCTTTTGGATCGTTGGCTGGGGTAGGTTCTGGGTGCAGAGAGTTTTGAAACCTGTTGGAGCGGCGTAGGCGAAAGTGCGTTGGCCGAAGTTGCAATTAACAACACCCTCACCCTGAATAAATGCAGTCCATTGAGATCCAGCAATGTCTGTGAAAGCTGTTCCCTGTGATGTTCCGTTTTTGTAAAAAAC